ATGAGTAAGTACCATGAACGAGAAGTGCGTTATGGCGCAGGCCAACCAATGGGATATTATTCCTCTTGGGCAACCTTTGCTGTAACCCATCATCTACTCCTGCAATACATCTGTAAAAGACATAATATCGTGTGGAGCGACGCCTACGTAATCATTGGCGATGATATTGTAATCGCCAGTGAATTAGTAGCAAATGACTACGTAGTGCTAATCAAGGCTCTAGGAGTCGAAATTAGCATGAGAAAATCCGTTGAAAAGAGAAAAGCGGCAGAAATTGCAAAGCGTCTTTTCAGAGACGGAATAGAATATACACCTATTTCAATTACATTACTAAAATCATTTTCAGAAGAACAAAAAGACGTTGTCTTCCTTCAACTCATTCAGGAAATGCAGCGGAAATGGGGATTAGGAGTCCACAAAGACTCCGTGTCCACTTATCTTCACAGCCCGGCATCTTATTTGTACGAGGCACTTAATAAGAAACATAAACAAACAATAGCCAGATTCCTCACTTCGCCTATCTATGGGGTCGCTAAAGAACCTTTAAATGAATCTCAGATTCTAAGTTTATACCAAAAGAAAGATAAGCTCCTTCGCCTCGAAGACCCTTGGATAGGGTTCAACGATTTGAAGTTGCAAACATGCGATTATAACATGTTAGCGGAGGAACTCATAAGGGGAGTTGAAAAACTATTCGAGTTGATTATGATACTCGATAAAGCTCCACCTTATGAAGGTCAAGTTCGTGAAGTAAAACTTGAAAGATCGGTATTTACAATACCTGCCCACCCTGCTAGGTTAGCCCTTGATAGGCTAAATAGCGTGGCCATCCAAGCAGGCCGAGGACTTAACGACGGTACATTATCCCGTCGGGATGTCGTCGACCTGGGAATGGATGTTGAGTATCTTAGAAACCTCTTCACAAAAGGTACACCATACAAAGTATGGCGAGATCAGAAGGAAAGAAGATTCAAAGCCGAGTTAACCTTAGTGAATAGACTATATGACCAAGTCATGTCTAACACTATTGAGCCCGCACTTCCAGATGGAGGTGACTTATGGGATATGTAAAAGCTGAGCCAGATGGGTTAATTCTGGCGCCGAAAGGCGAGCGATCCCGCTTTCCCC